TATGAAAAAACCCTTTAGTTTCAATGACTTAGCGGGGGAGGCCCCTAAGGGCCCCCGGCGCCAAGTCGTTGATTTATAACGACTTTTCGCGCCTTTTTTTCCTTGACAATGCTATTTGAATATGAGCCAGACAATGCCGCCCACGACAAATGTGTCGAGTATTATTGAGTAGACAAAATATAATTTTATCAACCAAGGCAAAACAATTTTGAACCGATTTTTCATGCCGCAACCCCTAACCGTTCGTTGATAGTTTTCCAAACATTGCCCTCGAAATCTGAAGGCTTGCGAACAATTTTCATCGGCTTTTTGCGAGCCAATGCCTTGAGCAAAATTTGCTTTTCGATCTGGACATCGTGCCAAGCAATATGTCGCTCGACAAAATCAGGATCTTGATTTTCAAACCGAAAAGCGGATTCCGCAGACGTTGACAGAAATTTGCCCGAAGGCGTTTTTTCTGCCGTGTAGGTTTTCGGAACGCTTGCGCCCCAGTAAGACCAAATATCTAAAAGGTCAAATGGGCGATCTAAAAATTTTGCGTTTTTATCGCCTGTCAATTCTCGCAACGTGTGCGGAAGCCAAGTAAAATCAAACCGCGCATTGTAAGCGGTCAAAATTACGCGGTGTCCGGCATCTGCCAGCGCGTTAATTTGCGCGTTGAAAATATCCCGAACTTCAATGATTGACGCTGGCGTAATTTGACGAGCGAAAGTGTCGTCAAAATAATGGCCTAGCTTTTCTTTGAAAAACGGAACATCGGCGCGGAACGCCTCGCGGATTACGAACGAACCCGAACCGAAATCATTTCCGCGCCTGTCCGAAATCGTCCAGGCTACGTCAAACGCAATGCGCTTTTTTAGAGTGGTTTCAATATCGAGAACGACAAAAAGTGTGGGTTTCATTTTTTATCCTAACAAAATGATTGCGAGAAGAACCGACTGGAGAGCGAAACCAACCGCGTTGGAAACGAGATAGAGCCAATCGGTCTGGGCGACTGCCCGAAGGAAGAACAAGAACAGTCCCGCCCAGATCATCAAAACCATATCAAGAGGTGGCAAATCGCTAGACCAGCCCATGATAACGGAAACGCTGGTTGGAATGGTTGCCCCATGTATGAGAACCATTCCGATCCAGCCTCCGATTTCTGCAAGTGTTTTTTTCATCATGTGAGCATCCTAAACTAGTCTGCCCCATATGTCAACCCCTCTAGCTCATTTTTTTGAAAAAAAGTGTCGCGAAAAACCCTTTAATATCAATGACTTAGCGCGGGAGGCCCATAAGGGCGTCCGGGCGTAAGCCCTTGTTTTTATTGAGCTTTTAGCCCTATATTTCAAGGGCTTTAGCTAAAATTTCCAACGCCTTTTCTCGGCCAGTTTCTTTATTGTTATAATCGAGAATATTCCAGTCGTTTGTTTCGGTCAACATTCTTTCCTTGTAAATGGTTATCATGTCGAATTTTGAAAGCGCGATTGGATCATTGCTCGAAAATTTCCAATAACGCAAGGGATCATGCTCCCGATTGTTTAGGCGTTTTTCTTGTTCGATTTCAGAAATCGAAAGCCATAATTTTATGAAAGTGACATTTTGGGAATTTTCCCAATTTGTAACCGCACCCATAAAATTGCTATAAGCCGTTTGCGAACACCAGCCCATAACAGGCTGAAGCAAAGCGCGAGAATACCAAGACCGATCATAAAAAACGATCTCACCTTGGCGTGGCATTTTTTTCGCCCATGATGGCAACCAGTTTCGCATAGTGGTTCTGTTAGGCTTAAAAGATTGTTGAACGCGGAACGTGTATGGTGGCAAGTATTTTGTGAGTTTGCGAATTGTGCCAGATTTGCCAGCACCATCTCGGCCCTCTAAAACAACCGCGACACGTTGACCGCTGGCATAAATTTTTTCTGCCAGTTTATTTAATTCAACGTAGTTTTGTAATTCTTGGTTCATGCTACAGCCCTTTCATTGTATTTGCGTGGATGAATAACGGCAATTCCTAACTTGCGAAGTATTGACCGAACGCTTGAAGCGTCATCGAACATTACCTTGTTTGCATTTTTGAATTGCCGAAGATTGAACAACCGCCGAAGCTGATTTGCTTTTAACTCGCCATCGGCGCGATTGTCGCCAACCTTGCGAGATAAAATCATATCGGGATTAATTCCCTCGTTCATTAAAAATTCAAAATCCGCATCTTGCATATTTCGAGCGGTGCAGACAATTACGAAATCGCCTTTTTTCTGTCGTCTGCGAACCTCTTGGGCAAGCGGTAAAAGCGTGTCGCCAAATATTTTTTCTGGCGTTGCATTTTCTAGCCAATGTGCAAGATCAAGCGTACCGTCTGGCAATGTTGCTTGGCGGTGTTCGCTATTGATGCAAGTCCCATCTAGGTCAAATATTATTACGTTTTTCATAGCCACCTCTAGTTAAAAAAAATTAGGTAAACGATACCACCGATCACGATGGTTTCCGAAACGATTGAATAGCACAGATATGCTTTAATCAACCAAGGAAGAATAATTTTGAATTTGTTTTTCATGGTGTCAATTTATAGCAATCGGTCTTGATAGTCAAGAAAAAAGTGCACGAAATAACGTAATGAAATCAATGGGTTAGCGCGGGGGACCCCTTAGGGTATCGGCCTCTAAGACCTTGTTTTTAAACGCTTTTTCGCGCCTTTTGCACTCACGTTTCACTAAATTTTGGCACCCCTGCCACTGGCGCCAGATGAGAATGATTCTCATTCTCACCTTGCCTAGTCCTATCTTTCGTTGTTCAATAAGACAGCGCACATACCGCCAAGCATGGCGGCGACTGATATAAGTATGCAAGCCAAATGTGCTTCAGTCGATGCCGATGGCATTGCAATAACCAATGCTAGAACAAACGTGAAACTAAACACACCGGCGAACATTAACATAACCGCTAGCATATGCATTACATCTTTAATCATTTTTCTATTCCCTTCCGCTCATAGCTAACACACCCCACATCATGCAAGGCATACCTACCGCCGTTAATATTGTGAACATACCCCAATCACTATTCGGGAATTCGATCATGCCACAAGCGGCGATCACTAAAACCAAACCTACAAAAAATCTAATCATTTTAATAACCTCTCTTATCGACTGTTAATATTACATATTGATAGCACGTCGACTTATTAAAGTCAACCATTGCCGCTTCAATATTAGCGGCCTTTACTACTTGACAAGCCGTCCTGCCGCCGTCGCTCTCATACCTTATCAGATAGGAATCTAACTTAGCACCTGCGGCCAGAGCGGCCTTGTGTTCTGCGAGTGCGGCGTCGTGCTTGCGCGCCCAGTTTGAGATCATTTTGAAACCGAATTTCGACATTGAACTATTTCCTTTCCTACCGCTGGCCTAGGCCGCCGCTTTTTTAGCGCGGCGGAGCTTGGCGGCCAGCTTGTGGTTTTTCTGCATTTTGGCTCGGAAAATTTTCCTTGCCATTTTGGCGGCTTCGCTATCGCGACCCGGCTTGATTGTCCGGCGCTTGCCGCCTGCCGTAAAGGTCATTTTCTGGAACCGCTTGATGATTTTCTCGATTGCCTGCGCGTCCTTGGCGTTTGCCTCTGCGCGGGTTTTCTCGAAATGGCAGCGACCGCAAAGCGCCGTGGCATTGTCGATATCGCTGGAACCGCCGAACTGTAACGCGTGGCAATGATCGACCTGCGTGGCCTTTTCTTTTTTGCAGCATACGCAGAAACCCTTGAGAACTTCGCGCTTGATGGCGGCGGTGAAATCGCGTCCGTTGGTGACTGTTCTTGAAATGCTCATGTCTATCTCCTTGTTTCGATGATTAAGAGTGTATAGCAATCAACCCTATATGTCAAAC